CCAACTTTTAATTCATTAACAGTAACAGGTCCTACCAATTTAAGTGGTAGCCTTTCTATTACTGGTTCAGTAAATTTTACTGGCTCTACAGTTAACTTTGCAAATAATATTAGTTTAACTAATAGTACAAATAATAGAATTACTTGGGGAACTGCAGGTGTAGCTACCCCAACATTCACATCATATAGCAATGGTGTTAAAATAGTTTTATATGATAACGTAGGTGCATCATCTGCTGGGTATACAATTGGTATTGATAGTGGAACAATGTTTTATACTGTTGATGGTACTTCATCACAATTTAAATGGTATGGAGGTACAACTTTAGCGGCAACATTAAGTGGTGCTGGTGCTTTTACAGCCGTTGGTAACGTTACAGCATTTTCAGATGCTAGAGTAAAAACAAATATTAAAACAATAGATAATGCTTTATCAAAAGTATTAGCTTTAAGAGGTGTTACTTATAACAGAACTGATTTAGAAGATAAATCCGAACAAATAGGAGTTATAGCTCAAGAAGTAAAAGAAATATTACCTCAAGTAGTGCAAGAAAATGAAGACGGACATTATAGTGTTGCCTATGGCAACATTGTAGGTGTACTTATTGAAGCAATAAAAGAACAACAAGCACAAATCGAAGAATTAAAATCTAGGTTATAATGGCAACCCCATCATCAGGACCAATATCAGTAAGTCAAATTGATACTGAATTTAAAATAACTAATTCACCTTATGGATTAGATATTTTAGGTATGGCTACATTTTCAAAATACTCACCTCCATATGCTATGAATAATTTCTATAGCAAATCATTTGCCGCAGGTATAACAACTGGATTATTAATTTATATAGATGCTGCTCATCCAGATTCAGGAGGTGGTAGTACATGGTATGATGTTAGTGGTAACGGAAACCATTATAGTGGGGGAGGAACTTTTGGTACAGGTGCTTATGGAGGGTATTATAGTTTTGGAGGTGGATCAGGTAAAACAGGAAATGAAATTAATACAGCATCAACCCATACAACAGAAATTTGGGTAAGACCTCAAGCTAGTCAAACTATGTATGGTACACTTTGTGCTGGAACTAGTAAATATTCTGGTTTAACTGGTGTAAAATATGCTGTTAAACCTTATAATATGACTCCTAATTCAGGAACAGGTATTGCTGTAGGTACTAATGGTGCTCAATTGATTGCTCACGGTTCTGACTATATTCCTATTTTAGCTCAATATTCATATTCATTTAGTACATCAACTTTTTATCAAGTTGTAGGTGTTTGGAGTGGTAATGTTCCTTATTTATATATAAATGGTACACTATATGATAGTGGATGTGCTGCTGATAGGACAGCATATGCTAATATGAGGGAAATTGGAAACGCAGATTATGGTAATTATACTGGTGATATGTCAATAATGAGACACTGGAATAGAGCATTAAGTGGATCTGAAATAACAACGTTATACAATTTCACTAAAACAAGATACGGATTATAAAAAATAAAAAATAATAAAATGGGATTAAAAATTACAACACAAATAGGCACTGATAAAGGTATAACATCTGAGGCTTATGTAAGAATTTCTGATTATCAAATCAACAAATACGGATCAGCTAATTTTAGAATAGAAATATTCCAAAAACAATCTGATTCAGTATCTGATGCTACAGTTCCTGTGGCTATGTATGAACAATTAGCACATAATAGAGTTATTGGAGATATGTTAACTGTGTTACTATTGGATGGTAGTGGTAGACCTGATTTAACACCATTGCAAAGTGGCACTGTGTTTAATTATGCATATTCTCAATTAAAAGCTAAATTAATAACAGCTTTTGGTGAGGAAAACGTAGTAGATTGCTAAAAATTTGGTTGTCTCCATTCTCTTGTATATATTTATATCAAACAAATAAAATAATAAATTATGTTAACATTCATTATCATTGCTGTTGCCATCGCTGTAGCAGTATTCGTAGCTATGAAAACTGGTAAAGTTGCAGATGCAAACAACAACAACATTCCTGACGCTATTGAAAAACCAATTGAAGAAGTTAAGGAAGTAGTTAAAGAAGCTATTGCAAAAGTAACTAAAGCTACAGCAGCTTCAAAAACAACAGCTCCTAAAGCTAAAAAAACAACTAAGAAGTAATCATGGAAAAAATCAGTTTAAAATTATTCGAATTCTACAATTTAGAATCAGAATTAAACGGCCTTGTAAACCAACAAAATGGTGAAAAAATTTCAGCTGGTTTATTAAGTGAGAAGTTAAAACTTACCACTAAGTATTGGTTAACTGAATTAGCTAAGAAAGTAGCAGCTGAAAAAACTACAGTTGAAACTCTTAAAGAAGAGTTAATCAAAAAACACGGCGAAACAGATGAAACTGGAAACATTAGTATCCCAATGTACATTGACATCGTTAAAGATGAAGATGGTAAAATCGTTGATGGTAAAAACAATCCAAAGTTTCTTGAATTCCAATCAGAATTTAACGCATTACTACAAGAAGAAAAAGAATTAGAGTACAAACCAGTATCACTTAGTGAATTAGAAAACATTGAGTCAGATGGTAACTACCCTACATTCTTTAAATTGGTTGTAGCTGATGAACAAGCTTAGTGAAATATTTCAGGCGTGGGTTTCCGCAGCGAATCCCACACCTGCAAAAAAATTACTAGCCGAGCAGCGTATCGCCGTTTGCGATACCTGTGAACACAGAACTTATAACAAGACATTTAATATAGATGCTTGTGGGTTATGTGGATGTCCGTTAAACAAAAAAGTATTTAGTCCTGTAGGACCTAATGCCTGCCCAGGCAAAAAATGGGAAAAATAAAATCGTTATGTCACAACAATTAACACCGGAAGAATTAGCATCAGTAAAAGAATTACAGCAAAAATACAATCAAACAGTGTTTGAAATTGGTGTTGCTGAAACTCAAATCTTAACGCTTGAAAAGCAAATCGCAAAACTGCGCGAAGATAAAACAATTTTACTTGGTGATCTAGACACAATTGAACAAAAAGAAACAGCACTAGTCGCTACACTACAAACAAAATATGGTAGTGGTGCAATAAATCCAGAAACAGGAGATATTACACAATAATCTGCGTTTTATGGTGGTTTTTGGATATTTATTATTAGGTCAATCCTAATAAAATTCCAAAAATAATATAAAAAATGGCAGAAAAAATCATTTCTCCTGGTGTATTCCAGAATGAATCAGATCAGAGCTTAGTACAAAGAGGTATTGCGGGTACTTCAACAGCAATTGTAGGTCCTACAGTGTTGGGTCGTCCGTTTGTACCAACTTACGTAACTTCATACTCTGAATATTTATCAAATTTCGGTTCTACTTTCAAGAGTGGTAGTTACTACTATGAGTATTTAACTTCTATTACTGCTAGAGAATATTTCCAAAACGGTGGTCAAACATTATTAGTAACTCGCGTTATTAGTGGTTCTAGCACAGCTCAAACATATGCTACTGCTACTATACCTTCAATTAACCCATCAGCTTCAATTGTTATTGAAGCATTAGCTTGGGGTGATCAAATGAACAATACTTCAAGTATGTCAAATGGTGCCTTAACAAATGGTAGTTCAACTAACGTTCGTTGGGAAGTTACAACCACAAATACAGGAAGCGGTACATTTAGTATAGCTGTTCGTCGTGGTGATGACAACGATTCTCAAAAGAATTATCTTGAAACATGGCCTAATTTATCATTAGATCCAGCTTTACCTAACTACATTTCTAGAGTAATTGGTGATCAAAAACCAGTTTACGCTTTAGATAGTGATAGTAACCCATACATCCAAATTACAGGATCTTTTTCTAATGCATCTCAATATATTCGTGTATCTTCTATATCGATACCACAAGTAGATTCTATCGACAATAACGGTAACTTTAAAGCTAACTTATATGCAACCGCTATTCCAACATTAGGAAGTGGTTCTTATGGTGGTTCGTTTGGTGGTGGTGTTGCTGCAACAAGTAGAGTTGCATTAATGAACGAAACTATGACTGCAGCTAACATGGAAGGTTACTCTCCAGCAGATTACACTATCGCTTTCAATTTATTAACAAACAAAGACGAATACAGATATAATGTATTGGTAGCTCCAGCTGTAGGTTTAGATAGCTCAGCTGCAACAACAATCATTTCAACAGTAGAAGCTAGAGGTGATGCATTTGCACCTATTCACTCAGGTGTTTATGGTACTGCAATATCAACTGCTGCTAACACAGCCGCTGGTCAATCAAGTAACTACTCAGCTACATACTATCCTTGGATTCAATTATACAACTCAAACTTAGGTAAGAATGTATGGGCTACTCCAACAACAGTAATGGCTGGTGTATTAGCATTTAACGACCAAGTAGGTGCTGAATGGTTCGCTCCAGCTGGTTTAAACAGAGGTGGTGTTCCATCAGTATTAAGAGCTGAAAGAAAATTATCTCAAGCAGATCGTGATACTTTATACAATGCAAATGTTAACCCATTAGCTACATTCCCTGGAGAAGGTGTTGTAGTATTTGGTCAAAAGACATTACAACGCAAAGCTACATCATTAGATAGAGTTAACGTTCGTCGTTTATTGATCGCATTAAAAGACTTCATCGGTCAAGTAGGTAACAACTTAGTATTCGAACAAAATACAATTGCTACAAGAAATAGATTCTTAGCTCAAGTAAACCCTTACTTAGAATCAGTAGTACAAAGACAAGGTTTATACGCTTACAAAGTAGTAATGGACGATACGAACAATACTCCAGATGTAATTGATAGAAACCAATTAGTAGGTCAAATATACATTCAACCAACTAAGACTGCTGAATTTATTATATTGAACTTCAACGTATTACCAACAGGCGCTACATTCCCTGCATAGGGGGATGTGGTTCCTAATATTTATTAATAGCAATTAAATTTAACATAAAATGGCAGTATTAGACGCTAATGAAATAATGTTTACAGCTTTTGAACCAAAAGTTCAGAATCGTTTCATTATGTATATTGATGGTATCCCAGCATACTTAATTAAGAGTGCAACAGCACCTGGATTCGAAGCTGGTGAGATCATATTAGATCATATCAACGTTTACCGTAAAGTAAAAGGTAAAGTTCGTTGGAATGACATGACTTTAGGATTATACGATCCTGTAACTCCATCTGGTGCACAATCAGTAATGGAATGGGCTCGTTTAGCACACGAATCAGTAACTGGTCGTGATGGATATTCTGATTTCTACAAGAAAGACTTAACTTTAGATATTTTAGGCCCAGTAGGCGATATCGTAGGTGAGTGGATCGTAAAAGGTGCTTATGTAAAGACAGCTACATTCGGTGAATACGATTGGGCTAACGATGCAGCAATCAACTTGAGCGTTACAATCGCTATGGATTATTGCGTATTGAACTTCTAAGATATTTTAATATTCTTTATAAAAAAGGCGTCTGCTTTGGCAGATGCCTTTCTTTGTCGTATATTTATATATACACAAATTAAAACGTTATATGGCAGAATTTAAAATTCCAACCGAAACAGTTACATTGCCTTCTAAAGGTTTATTGTATCCTAAAGAATCACCACTTGCTAAAGGTGAAATTGAAATGAAATACATGACAGCAAAAGAAGAAGATATTCTTACTAATGCTAACTACCTTAGAAACGGTACTGTAATTGACAAATTATTACAAGCGCTTATTGTTACACCTATTGATTATAGCGATCTATTGATTGGTGATAAAAATGCAATATTAATTGCTGCTCGTATTTTAGGCTATGGTAAAGACTATTCAGTTACTTACAATGGTATAGAAACAATTGTTGACTTAACACAATTAAATGAAAAAACAGTTGATGAATCTTTATTTAAAGGCGGTATAAATGAATTTACATTCACATTACCCAAATCTGAAAATACAGTAACATTCAAGTTATTAACACACGGTGATGAGCAGAAAATCGATGCTGAAATTAAAGGTTTACAAAAGGTAAATCCAAACAGTTCAACAGATTTAACTACAAGAATGAAATATATCATCACATCAATTAATGGTGATCGCGATCAAAAATCAATTCGTGATTTTATTGATACTTACTTATTAGCACCTGATGCTAGATCATTACGTCAATACTATAACCAAGTATCCCCAGATATTAATATGAAATATATTCCTAGCAATGAAGACTACGTTGGGGAGGGCGTAGAAATTCCAATATCATTTAACTTTTTTTGGCCTGACGCAGGAGTATAGATTATACTTATTTAAACAAATACACGAAATTGTATTTAATGGACAAGGCGGTTATGATTGGGAAACTGTGTATAATATGCCAATATGGCTACGCAGATTCACTTTTGAAACATTAAAGGAACATTACGAGAAGATATCTGAAGAAAACGCTAAAGCACAAAACTTATTGCAAAATAAAAATAATAAGGAATTGTCGCGACCAAACATAGCTCCAAATAAACCAACGTATACAACAAATAAAGCACCCAAAAAATAGGGTGCTTTTATATTTATACGGCGCAATAATAAACTATGGCTGAGGATCCTAAAAAAATAATTGACGACCAGAACGTCTATATAAGAGACACATTGATGTCTGTTGCTGAAAAATTTGCATCAACACTGAGAAATGCAGTAGAAGATGCATTTGACTCTGCTGAAGCCAGTACTATGGCTGTTGTTGGTAAAGACTTAACCAAAACATTTAATAGATTAGCTAAACTATCAGACGATTTTGCTCACAATCAAAGTAGAATTAATTCAGGTCTATTAAAAGAAAAAGATTTAACTAAACAACTTCAAACATTAAGTGAAAAGAAAGATGAGTTGAATAGAAAAATGATTCATGCTCAAAGATTAGGTATTGGTTTTAAAGGAGAAGATTATCGTTTAGCATTAGAATCTTTAAAAGTTCAAGAAGAACAACTTAAAGCTGATCAAACTCAACTCAATAATATTGAAAAAAGATTAGGTTTAACAGGTAAGTTAGTTCAAGGTATAAATAAAATTCCTTTTATAGGTAAGTTTTTTAACGCTGAGGAGATTGAAAGAAAGATGAGAGTAGTTGCAGCTACTGGAGGAGGAACTTTTAAAACATTAGGTACAGCTGCATTTGAAGTTGGAAAACAATTAGGTAAAGGTCTAACAGATCCCCTTACCTTACTTACATTTGTTGTTACTCAAATTAATAAAGCAGATAAACAAGCTACTGAACTAGCTAAATCATTAGGACTTAGTAAAGAACAAGCTTACGGTTTAAGACAAGAATTTGTACAATATTCTAGAGCAGTTGGAGATAATTTTGTTAATGTAGATAGATTAACAAAAGCCCAAGCAGAATTAACAGAACAATTAGGATTTGCAGTAAATTTTTCTGGTAAAACAGCAGACGATTTTTCTCGTTTAACTGAATTAGTTGGTTTAACAGCTCAAGAAGCAGGAAATTTATCTAAATT